GATAAATTCCATAATAAAATGGTACAAATTGGAAATCTTACTGAAGCACAATCTTTGATTGCGGAAAATTGTCAATCTAGATTTTGGCATTCTCGTGTTTATGGTTGTTTATTGCAAAATGGAGAACCGCTTTGGAAAGATGCATGGCCAATTCAAAAATTAGTAGATGATTATAACGAATATTTAGAAAACGGCATGGTAGACGTTTGGTTTGCCGAAATGATGAATATGCCTACGGCTGGAGGTCGAGGCGTAATTTTACCAGAGGAAATTTGTTATGCACCAGCAAGACAGCAAGATGATATCAAATACGGATTTATTACAATCGATCTTGCAATTTCAGAACGAACATGGGCCCATAAGACTGTTGTGGCGGTTCACGGATGGGTCGAGGAAGGCGGTATTAATGGCCAATGGCAGGCAGTTGATTATACCGGATTCACTGGAATTGACCCAATTAATTTGTTTTGGGAAGTAATTCGTCTTTGTAAGAAATGGCGTATTAAAACTGTTGGAATTGAATCTGTGGCTTATCAAGCTTCAGTTAAATATGTATTTCAACATGAATGCTTGCGAAATGGAATTGAGTTTAATGAAAATGCGGTGGCTGGACAGCGAGGAATTGCTTTTGTCCAGCTATATGCTATTGGCAGAAAACCTCAAAGAATTATTGCTTGGGCTGCGATGGTAAAAGCAAAAGAATATGCAATTAATTATGGAGATTTCATTTTAACTCAAGAATTAATAACATATAGACCTGATAAAAAAATGAATCAGGACGACTATATTGATGCATATGGTTATGCTCCACAAATGTTACAAAACTTTATGTATTTAATAATGCAAGAATATGATGATGATACACAAACAAGTATAGAAGGTTCATATAAACTTTGTTCTGATTAACTGGAGAATCCATAAGATGGCTTTGAAAATAGGGAAGAAATTCCAAGTAAATGAAAATATCACTTTAACAGAAAAAAATCATACAGATTTGTTAAAGCATGTAAAAGAACGTTTGACTTTTGCAAAAGATTTACACGATCAGCAAGTTGAAAAATTTAGAAAGATTGATCAAGCTGTTTATGGCTATCTTGTTTTAGATGAAGATGATGAAAAACGCAGAAAAGATAATGAAAAAGGTTATGGTGTAAAACCTGTTGACACAATTTTACCTTTAACTTTGACTCAGCTTGATGAAGCTGTAACTTATATAATTGAAGTTGTCTCAACAGATTCTGGTTTATATGGTGCAATAGCTCCAGCTGAAAAGAAAAAAATCGCAGATGGATTTGCTTCATTAATGAATGAACATGCAGATAGATTTAAACATTTGCGTGATATGAATAAATTCCTATTCAATGCAATGAAATACAATTGGGCTGCGTTAAGTCCAAGTTGGAAAATCGTAAAAGGTAATAAAATTGAAAACGCTGTAACTGATACTCCAAATATAAAAGAAAATGTAGTAGTTTATCAGGGAAATGAATTACATTCATTAGACCCATACAATACTTATTATGATGTTTCTGTAAGCCCAATTGATTTGGCCGCTGAAGGTGAATTCTTTGCAGAAGCAGATGTTGTTACACCTTTTAAAGCAAGAAAATTACTTGCAAACGAAGAAATCTATAATGCAAAAGACATTATTGACAAAGGCGGGTATGCAATTAATTGGTATACGGATAAACCAAATATTGATACAAGTTCTGAAAATGCAATTTCTTCGAATTTTCTTCAGCTACTTGGTGGAGATAATACAGAAAGAACTTCAACACAGGCGATAGAAATTGTAAAACTATACATGTGGTTGAATACAAAAGATTACGGAATTTCTAAAGAAGATGAAATGAAAATCTGCCGTTTATCATTGATGAACAATGAAAGAATTGTTCGTTTAGAAATTATGAATAATGCTCATGGCTTATTACCAATTGGCGTAACAATGCCGTGGGAAGATGGTTTTAAAGAAGCAACAAAATCTTATGCACAATTATTAAATCCCTTCCAATTATTTGCTTCCTCGCAAATGAATGTACATCAAAAATCAAATAGAAAAGCTCTTTATGGTGTAACATTCTATAACAAAAATGTTTTAAACTTGGGTGATGAATATGACCCGGTTGCATCAAAAGTGCCTGTAAATGCACAACCAGATTCTGATATTAGAAAAGCAATTCATCAAGTTTTTGATGCACCAAGAACCGAAAACACAATTCGTGATATCAGCACGATTACCGATTTCATGCAAAGAATTCTGCCGACTGATATTTTAAATCAAGTTGCTGGATTGGAAAGAGCAACTCAATATCAATCTGCCGCAACAGTTCAAGGTGCAAATCGCAGAAATTTGAAAATCGCACGCATGATCGATATTCAAGCTTTATCTCATGTTCGACAAATTCAGCTTTTCAATATAATGCAATATCAAGAACAAGTTGAAATCATTTCTCCAGAAGGTGAATTAATCAATATTGTACCTGCAGATTTCAGAGAAACTAAAATTGAATTTGCTGTTTCAGAAGGTTTGCGTGGATTAGATAGACTTTCTATGTCTATAGCAATTCAAGATGTTCTTAATTCAATTCTACAATCTCAACAAGCCAGTTTGCAAATTGATGTTGTAGCTTTAATCAATTATTGGACTTCTTTTATTGGTGACAAAACAGATTTCTCTCAGTTTAAATACAAATCTGAAATGGATAAACTGCCACCAGAACAGCGGGATATGGCTTTTCAAGTATTTCAACAATTTCTTGCTGCACAAGAAGCACAAAAAAACGGCGAAACAACTGTAACTTCAGCTTAAAATTTAATTTTTTAACAAGAGGAGAAACTTCATGCTAGGTTTATTCAGTGTTTTGGGAAATATGTTTGGAACAAAAGAAGCTGGTGCTACTGTTTTACAAAGTGTAACTGATGGAGTTGACAAACTTTGGCACACAGACGAAGAAAAAGCTGAAGAAGCTGCAAAAGCTCGAACGGAAGGATTTGCAGTTTATATGGAATGGTTGAAATCAACTTCTGGTTCCAGAATTGCAAGAAGAGTTATCGCATTTATGGTTACTGGGATTTGGGCATTTGAACATTTAACTTCAGTTTTCTTTGGTTTACTTGGCGTTTTTGCAGATGATCCAAAACAATTTCTTGAAGCCAGTGATATGTTTGCTAGACATGCAAATGAAAACAATGCGCTTGTTGGTGTTGTTTTATTATTTTACTTTGGCGGCCCAGCAGCAATTGATGGTGTAAAAGGTTTAGTTGAAAAATGGACTAATAAATCTAACAACAAAGCGGATGGAGTTAAATAAAAAAAATTTGACTAGGGAAGCCCAATGTTAGGCTACTTTGCCACGGGTCTACGGGTTTATGAAGTGGAGCGAGGCACGAGCGAAACGGAATCCCGTTGACCGGCAAAGAGCCGTAAACATTGATAGGCGAGGGCCCCTTGTCATAATTTTATTTTTTAACGAGGAATCAAAATGAGTAATTTTAATAATCTTACAGAGACAGAAAAAGCAATTTTACAACAGGTTGCTGCAAATCCTGTTTTTATGAAATTAATTCGAGATCAAAAGGAGGAAATAGAAGAACAAATATTAAATTTTTGGGCGCTTGAAAATGAATCTGATAAAGACTACCGGCGACGTCACGAAGCATTGTATGAAAAACGAAGATATTTAACCGAACAAGTACAATTTTACGAAAAACTACTTTAACAAATAGAGGATAAAATTATGAATGGCGGATTTTTAAGCAAATTTATTGGTGGAAATTCAGTTTCTACAAATAATGAAAATGGTGCTCCTGAAACAAAGAAGTCAACCAATGGTAACAAAGATAACAACGAAAATAACATTGACAATTCTACCAATATATGGGAGAATCCAGTCAAACAAGATGCAAATGCGAATAATAATCAACCGCAACAACAATTTATTCAACAACCTGTTGTAGAACCTGATCCACAAGAAGCTTTACAAAAACATATTGCAAGTTTGAAATTAACTGATGGAATTGATTTTTCACAAATTCAGCAAGATTTACAAACTGGTAGTACAGAATCTTTGACTAAAGCTTTGGAAACAACTGCGGCAAATGCATATAAATCTTCCATGATGCAAATGAGTAAAATCATGGATAATAAACTTGCTGCTGTTAAACAAGAAGCTTTAAATGAATCTAAAGCTACAATGAATGCAGATTTAGCAGTTCGTCAAATGAATACAGATTTGCCTTTTACAGCTGATCCTAACATAGCTCCAGTTGCAAAGGCAGTTTTGAATCAATTCATTAAAGGTGGAAAAGATTTACCTTCAGCAATTAAAGCAACGGCTGAATTTTTTAAATCTACTGCTTCTAAAATTAATTCAAGCGGTACTCCTCCTGGGAATCAAAACAATTCAAATTTTAGTCAGTATAAAAATTCTGATAATAATAACAGCAATGAAAACCCTTCGGAACACGATGAGTGGTTGGACTTGTTAAGCGCGTAGAAGTAAATTTTGGTAAAATTAAATTTAATTTTTTATTAATTAACTAGAAGAGGTATAATATTATGGCTGTAAAAGGCGTTTTTGCATCTGACCAAAATGTTGCAGGAACAGTTAAGGGTAGTTTTGCTTCTGCGATTCTTCAACTTTATCCAACTGGTTCTTCACCACTTTTGGCTCTTTCTTCTGGTATGCAATCAGAAGATGAAAAATCTGTTGTAATCACATGGTTTGAAGAAAATCATTTATCTGGTTATTTGACTGTAACAAATAATGCTGGTACTGGTACTACTTTCACTCTGTCTGATGGTACTCAAGTAGTTGCTGGTACTATTATGTTAGTCCATTCAACTGGTGAATATATTTTTGTTGATTCTATCACTGGTAACTCTGCAACTGTGACTCGCGGATTTGCTGGATCAACTGTTACTTCAATTAACGGTTCTGTAACTCCAGTGCCAATTCAGCGAATCACCACAGCGCACGAAGAAGGTTCTGCAAAACCAACTTCAATTGCAAATCTGGGATATCCACGTTTTAACTACATGCAAATTTTCCGTAATGCATGGGATGCAACTGGAACTGCAAAAGCTGTTGAATATCACACAGGTGATGTTGTTGCGAAAAACAAACGTGATGCTGGTGTTTTTCATGCTGAAGATATTGAACGTGCTTTGTTATGGGGCAAACAAACAATTGGTGTTCTGAATAATAAACCTTTCCGTACTATGGACGGTATTACTAATCAGATTACCACCAATGTTTCTGCACAATCTTCAAATACCACGCACGAAAATATTGACAGGTTCCTGCAAACAATTTTTGAACGCAATATTAAAGGCAAACCAAACGAACGGATTGCTTTTTGTGGAAACACAGTTGTTTCTGTAATTAACAACATTGCGCGTATTGATGGAACAATTAATATTCAGCCTGGTCAAACTGAATTCGGCATGAAAGTCATGAAATGGATGACTCCTTATGGAGATATTTCATTGATGACTCACCCGCTGATGAATGAAAATCCAGTTTGGACAAAAGAGCTTTATGTTCTTCACCCCGGTGCCATCAAAATTAAATATCTGCGTCGCACGCATCACGATACCAATGATCGTGACGGAACTCGTGCTGGTGCTGATGCTGATTTTGGTGTTTACACTACTGAAGCTTCAATTGAATATGGTGCAGAACTGACTGGTGGTATTTACACAGGTATTGATACTGCGGCTTAATCCCCCGCAGTTTCACTTTTTTCAAATTTTCTTTTTTATTTAGTAGAGGAAACTTATTATGGCTGTTTCAGAACTTCCAAATGCTTATGCAGCTGTTACCGGAGTTGTTAACGGTACTGCAGCAGCAGAAATTGTAGTGCTAATTGCAGCACTAAAAGCTTTAATTCCTGATCCAACTTCCACAGATACCCCACCTTCTCCAGATTGGGGTGATATCCCTCCACATACAGCTTCAAAACTTCGAGATGAAATTGATGCTTTTGCTGCTGCGATTGCCGCTGCTCCAACAGCGTAATTTAATATAGTTTAATACAATATAAAACTCAAAGGGTGGGAAAAATATCCCACCCTTTAATATAAAAGGAATCTATTATGACTAAATTAAACGAACCAGTTATTTACATAAGTGACAAATACCCTTCATTTATGATTTCTGTTGAAAAAAAGAATTACCGGTTTACAAATCATGAATTACGAATTCAAACGCAAGAAGAAGTTGATGCGTTTGATAAAGTTCTTGCAGAAGTTCCAGTTCTTTCTACGAAATTTCGCAAAGTAGACAAAGCGGCTGCTGAAGAATTTGTTAAAAATCTAATGCAAAGAAATTCTCGGCATTCCGCAGTTAAAGGCCCCGTATCTTCACAAGATATTTTACATGCTCAATCGCCTTTACAAGAACGTGATGCAGATTTAAGTGCTTTACAGCCAGATCAATTAGCAACTTTAACACAAGAAATGGCTGCTGATAATTCATTTATCATGACTGAAAAAGCAAAAAATCCTTTAACATCCACTGTGGATGCACCAGTTCCACAAAAACTTTCACTGGGTTTAAAAGAGAATAAATAATCCATGTCTGAAATTAATACGTTTTCTGCTGCGGTTGACGATATAATTACACGTTCTGGGCGTCCGGATAGAAAAGCTGATATTATTGCTTTTGTTCGGACGTCCATTCGTGAATGTCAAGTTCGCGCTTTTTTCAAACGAGATATGACAGAGGATAGTTTAACTACGGATGCAAAACCATACATCTGGGAAACTCCTCAAGAATTCAGAATTATTCGCACAGTTAAATATCGCACAGTTAAATACCCAATTTTAAGTTTGCGTAATAAAGAAATTTATCCACCAGAAGTTCTTCCTGGAAAATTACAAAGAGACCATGAACATTATTATTATGGTGGTCCTGGTTATTATGCTTTTGCTGGATTAGATTCAGGTTCTTCTATTGATATTGCTTATTATTCTTTTTTAAGAAAACTTCCCTACTATGCTGTTGCTGACAGACCTGCAACTTTTAGTTTAGAAGACAATGCTTGGGCTTATTTAACTGCATCTACTGATGCTGAAAAATTAATAGCGCGTGAAGCAGTTTCAAATTGGCTTTTATTTGATTATTATGACACTGTTGTTGAAGGTGGATTAGCAAAAGTTTTAAAAGTTGTTGGTGATGAACGTGCAACTGCTACATATGCACTTTATAAATCATATCAAAATGATTTAGTAGCAGCAGAACCTTCTGATTCATTAAATAAATAAAGGGAATTATTTTATTATGAATATATTTAATCCATTTATACCTTTAGACGTGTCTTCTATATCACCAAGAACACCTATGGCAAGAATAAAAGGAAATGCTCCCATTATTGGTAAAGGAAATCCTGCTCAAGGGCCTTTATATTCTGGATTAGAAACTTTTATTTATAAAGCACCAAATGCTATTGCACGTGCAGATGATAATGCAGTTGCACAATTTATTGCTGATGGATGGACTAATGGTAAATCAGAAATTTCCACCTTTGCTGGATATGCTAGTGGGTATACTTATACAGAGGAAGCAGCAAATATTTCTGCAAATCCTTTAATAAGTGTTACTCCATCTGGAAGGAGTCGATGTTTGGCAATGGAACCACTTTGTTATACACTACAAAGTCAAACAGATTTTTATCTTGGTTATGGAAATTCTCAATGGGCTATTCCACCACATGTATTTTATCAAATGTGGATTTATAGAAAACCTGATACAGGTGATACAAGAGTATATGCAAGTGAAGATGCAGCTCTTAATAGAGCAGCAAATTATGTTTCAGCTAATACGATAACAATAACTCAAACCGGCGATAAGGCATTTGTATTTGATCCTAATGCTCGTGGTGGCTCAATTCCGATAACTTTAATTCAAAATGGTGTACCTGTATATACAACAATTTCTGTTTATGCTTATGATGGGCCATCAGATACAATAACATTGACATTATCAGATGCTGTTGCTGATGCAACTCTTACACATTTAAGAGTAAGCCACTGTTATTGGTCTGCTACTTATGTTGATAGTACAACTTTAGACCTTATTGTTCCTGATGATGGTCAATTTGCTGTAGGTAATGCAGTAAAAATTTATTATTCTAATAATACTACACAAACATCCACTGTATCTTCTAGACCAGGTTCCGCTCGAGTTGTAATAGCCGATGCAATACTTGATGCAACTATTACACATGTTGAATATCAAACTTGGCGCTCTGGATATAATGGAAGTAAATTTCTGTATCACAGCCATAATGGTGTATATGGTACAAACTGTGGAAATGGTGGAGCTGCCTATATTATAGATTTAGACAATTTTGTTTCTACTGGTGGTGATACTCCTCCAAATCCAAATAGCCCTGTTACACCAAGTGTTGCTGGTACTCTTAGTATTAGGCCTGATACAGGTGTTGCATGTAATAATACTTCAAATGTAACTGATTCTGTAGGTAATAATTGGGCTGGACCAAATCTAGGAACAAACAAATATCCAATCGTTGCTGGTACATGGTCTTTAGTTAGAATAGAAGTAGATCATTCAGCAGAACACATGACCTATAGATTATGGGTTCGTTATTATGGGGAATCTAATTTCACTTTAGTTGCTGAATGGATAAGTAATTCCACAGTTAATGATGGTGTAACTGCAATTTTACGGCATCCTTTCTGGGATGGAACTGGTGTAGATGGCAATTTTGCACTTAGACTTATTACTACAGTTGGTGGTACAAACACCTATAAAGGTAATTGGTTTGATACAGTACTTTATATTGATGATTTTTGTATTGCAGATGCAGCTTCAAAATTACCTATTTATTATGATGCAGCATAAAGGTGTATAAAAAATGCCATTAACTTTATTTTGTCGATGTGAAAGTGAAACCCAAAGTGGGACTGATGATTATACAATATCAGGAGGTGATACTACTTGGACTCCTGTCAGTGGAGCGGTTATAAGCAGTGATGTCTCTTTTGTAGGAACTAATTCTTTTGATTTTCCAACTAGTGGTGATTATTATCAATTGGATGCAGCAAACATTTGGAATAATGGTGCTGGATACACAAATAAAATAGGTTTTGCTTTTTATATTGATACTTGGGTTTCTGGTGGTGGTTTATTTCAATGTGTAGATTCCGCTATTGGTAATAATCATTTAAATGTATTCATGTCTGGAACTTCTGGTTCTGGAAATATAACAGCTGAATTGCGTGTCGCAGGTGTTTCAGCGGATTCAGTAGTGTTGACTGGTGGTTTAATTGCGTTAACTACATGGTATTTTTTAATAATTGATGTAGATAGAACAAATACTACTATAACTTTAACTCTTTATAATGCTTCTGGCACTCAAATTGATACTCAATCAAATACAGGTGTTGGTTCAGGGTCTTTTCCAACGACCATTGACACAATAAGAGTTGGAGAATATGTTGGTAATAATGTTGATACACACAGAAGTAATATTTTTATGGCAACAAATTTAGATGAACCATTTTTAGAAAATTTTAACATTACAAGTTATACGCAATATGGAGCTGTTGCAGCTGCTTTTATGCCACAGCCAAATCCTTTACAAGGTTTAATTCAAAGATAGGAGAAATAAAATGTCGGGTCAATTTGTTGCAACTTTACAACCAACAGCTGTTTCAGGAGCAATTGATTTATTTGAAATTGCTGCTGCAGCAGATCAAGGAATTATTATACTAGAATGGGAAATTTATCAAATTTCTGATTTCGGTGATGCTGAAGAAGAAATTTTGCAAGTTGAAGTTGTGCGTGGAGTTGGAACTGTTACTTCCGGTTCTGGAGGATCAACTTTAACTCCTGAATCGCAAGATGTTGGTGGTGCAGCTTCAGGTGCAACAGTTGAAGGATTAAATACAACACGTTTAGCTGTTGGCACTGGAACATTGGATATTATGGATTCACGTGGGTGGAATGTACGTGCATCAAAAGAACATGTAAGTATTCCTGAAACAAGAGATTTAATTGCTCCAGGTGGTATTTGGACATTAGCGCTTGATGATGCTCCAGCAGACCCATTAACAATTGGTGGTTATGTAAAATGGGTTGAAATGTTCGGTTAAAAAATTCTTTAATCAAAAAATTATTTTCTTTAGGAGAATTATAATGGCGAGAAACCATTTAGATAGAAAAGGGCAAGAAAGAAAAAATGCTGCAAATATTATTCTTGCAAATGAAGCACGTGAAAGAAAATTAGCTGCAATTAAATCTGCAAGCGATTTTCAACGTAAGATTAATTACTATGAATACAGTGATACAAATAATCACAGTGTAAGACCAAAAGGCGTGCGTAATCTTGTAAATTTATATTTTACTTTAAGTGCGGCTGATCAACAAGAAGCTTTGGAATTAATTAAGGAGCTGCAAGCATAATGAATGGGATATTTAGACATAGGTTTATTCCGCCGCCACCGTCTAATGTGATTCCATTTTCATTAGTTACGGCGGATATAGTAGCACCAACATTATCTTCTCCATTAGGAACAGAAACCAGTTTGTCTACTGCAACTGGTTCTGTTTATACTAATGAAGGTAATGGAACTCTCTACTGGGTAGTTACAACAGCAGCAACTTCACCTTCTGTAGCACAAATCCAATTAGGACAAGATCATTTAGGGAATCCGGCTGTAGATTCAGGTAATCAAGCTGTATCTATTATTGGAACGCAGAATGCTTTTGCAACAGGTTTATCCAGTTCTACAACATATTATTTTCATTTTCAACATATAGATACTGCTACAAACAATTCTACTGTTGCATCAAGTGCATTTTTCATTTTACGTGCACCTACATTAGATACACAATCTGCTTCAGCAACAGGGTCTTCAACTGGTGAAGCTTTAGTAGATACTGATGAGACAGGTGGAACTCTTTATTGGGTTGTTACACAATTTGCTACACAACCTTCAGCTCTGCATATAGAATCTGGTTTAGATCATTTAGGAAATCCTGCAGATGCCGCAGGTTCGTCTAATGTAGTTGCATCTGGAACTCAAGGGCCTTTTTCTGCAACAAGTTTAAATGCCTCTACAACATATTATTTTCATCTAATTCATGCAGATGCTGCAAGTTTAAACTCAAATATTGTCACAACTAATTCATTTACTACTAGCGCAACTGCTGATACAACTCCACCAGTTTTAACTAGTCCTACATCTGAAAATAGTGGAGCAGGTTCTGTAACAACAGATGAAGGTAATGGTGTTTTATATTGGGTTGTTACACAATCTGCTACAGCACCATCGATTGCACAGATTCAATCTGGGTTAGATCATGTAGGTTTACCTGCTGATGATGCAGGTCAGCAAGCTGTAGATTCTACAGGAGTTCGTGCAGTATTTTCATCTGGTTTAGTTGTAAGTACTGTTTATTATTTTCACTTTCAACAACAAGATGCAGCTACAAATGACTCAACTGTTGTTTCATCTGCTTCATTTACACAAGCAGCTATTACAGGAATTCCTGGTTCTCTAGGATTATTAGGTGTAGGAAGATAAATTTATTTTTTTTATGAGGATTATTTAAATGCCAAAAATTACACATCCAAGTCAATTATCAATTCCTATAGACCATGCAACAAATGGGGACAATACATTAGTTGCTGCAGTTGCAGGTAAAAGAATTCGTGTTTTAAGTTTTTTAATGATTGCATCTGGTACTGTAACTGTTAGATTTGAATCTGGTGCGGGTGGTAGTCCTTTAACAGGGCAAATGCCTTTAGTTGTAAATTCTGGAATGGCACCTACATATAATCCTGCAGGTTGGTTTATAACAAATGCAGGTGAAGCTTTAAATATGGAATTATCTGCAGCGGTTTCGGTAGATGGTGTTTTAAATTACGATTTAATAGACGCATAAAATGTCTAGAATAGAAGAATTAAATTTAACAATTCCTTCTGCTGATGAAGATATTCAGGAACAGCAGCGAATTTTAATTGAAAATTTTTCTATTTTGAAAGATTTATGTGTAACTCCTGGTTATTTACATACACATAGACACAAAGATACATCAGATTCTTTAACTATAAATGTATGGCATCAAATCACAAATTGGTCACACAAAAGTTCATTAAGAAAAAAATCTGATATTGATCTTTCAACGGGTGTTATTAATTTAGAAATTGGTGGTGTTTGGAATTTTGTTTATTTTCTTCATTTAACCAGTGCAGGAACAAATGCATATGAAATTGCAATTCGTTCTGGTACAACTGTTTTAGGAACTCCACATTCTTTTGATGCACACGGTGGTGGTGGTGAAGCAATTCAAGAACATTCTATTCCATATGAATTTAGTTTTGCAGATGAAGATGCTGGAATTGACGATTTAAATATAGCAATTAGGTGCACTGATGCGTCTCCAACTTTGGAGATTGTATATTTCCATTTAGATTTGCAAAGAATTGATAATTATAATATACCTAATTAGGAGTTTATCATGATTGTAACAGAAGGTGAAGAAGCTTTATTAAAAATGCTTTTCCAAGGAGACAACACAATTGTTGTTGCTACCACTGGAAATTGGTATTTAGGTTTATGTGAACAAACTCCTGCAAAAGGTGATGATTTAACTTCTATTACTACTGAACCAACATCTGCTGGTGGTTATGCACGTATTGCAATTGCAAGAGATTCAACAGATTTTCCAACTGCAAATATCGGGCAAGTTGGTGGAGAAACAAGAATTCTATCAGTATTAAAAACTTTTTCTGCTGTTGGTGCAGATTTTTCTCGCACTTTTGACAGAGCATTTTTATGTAATGTTGCAACAGGAACAGCTGGAATTCTTTTCTGTTACTCTGGCCAATATTCTTCTCCTATTCAATTAGTGAATGGGCAATCCCAAGATATACAATTTGAGTTTTATCCATAGGTTTATAAATGCCAAACGAACTTTTTATTGCAGATATTGGTGGTTATCAACCATTAATAGACAGAAGAAAAATTCAAGAACCCTATGTTGTTGATGGGCAGAATTTTCTTATGAACGCAAATGGGCCTCTGAGTGGTCTTGGTCGTTCATTAACTTCCTATAAAGGCATTTATACACTTGGAAATATCCAGTCGTTTAAAATATCAGAAACTTTAGAATCTATTATTTTAAATAATGAGGGGATATTTCGTTATGATACAGACACTGAAAAATTATCTTTATTATATTTATTCTCCACTACAATCACTTCTGAATTTCCGTGGTCGATGGCGGCAGTTGGAAATAAATTTTATTTTGCTCGCCAAGATTCTGGATTAATAGAATATGATGTAACAACAGATTCATGGCAAACTGTGTCTGGTGGGTCAATTCCATCAAATATTTATGCTTGTTGTGAATCTGAAGGAAGATTAATTTTACAAACTTCTCTGGGTTCTTATTGGTCTGCTATTGGTGATGGGCAAGATTTTGCTGCATCAACAGCTACTGGTGCAGGTGCGCAAGCTTATACAAAATTAGGTATTACTAATCCAAAACCATTAGGAGTTGTCAAAACTCCAGACGGATTTTTATCTTTTCTTTCTTCTGGCATTATGAAATCTCAAGCGCTGGAAAGAATAAACCCTTTTAGACACACAGTTTTAGCAACAAAACATGTTCCTATAAATCCATATTGTATAGCTATAACACATGATGATTCTGTTATTATATTAGGTATAGATGGATTTTTTGAAATAACTTCTCGTGGGCATCAAGAATGGCAGCCTGTTATGGGAGAATATTTACATTCAGAAATTATTCCACAATTAGATATAAGGAATAATAAAAATAATATTCAATTGATTTTAGATGATGCGCGTTCTTGGTTTATAGTAGCGATTGCAGAATCTCAACAAGATTATATCTATACAAAAGCTTTAATTTTAAATCAAAAAATTGACAAATGGGGTATTTTAACTGGTGGGTTTGTTGCATTTTTAAACCTTTATACTCTTGCAACATCATTTGAAGGTTTTGATTTCAACATAGTTGATACTGAAGGTTCTATTTATAGATTTGATTCTTCAATTGGAATTGAAGCAGTACCAAGTTTGGTTGATGGCTATTCTTATTGGAATGCATATGAAATGATTCCTGCAAGAATCAATGATGGAACTCTGATTTTCACAACTAAAGGTGCATTTTCAACGATTAGTAAACTAGAGTTTAGTGCAACAGGGATATATTATAAATATGCACAAATTCAAAGTTTCATTGATCCAGAAGATTTAAGCGCAGCAGAAAAATCTACTTCTTTATCTGGTTCAACTCTTATTTTTAAAACACATACAACATTTTCTGCTGGTATTACTGAGATAACTACAAGAATTCAAGAAAGTCAATACGCTACTTTGAATTCATATGTGATAATTGGCCCTATAAGATTATCAAATGAACAAGATGTAGATAGATATTCTTATATGACAAATTTATCTGTTGGCACTTTAGCAGCTGCTATTGGTGATTCAGGTGAAGATTGGAATAGTGAAATAGAATATCCTATTACAGTTACAGAAGATTGGTTGAATTTATCTGGAGTTGAAGATTGGGGTGGTAATGCAGTTTCAGGTGTAAATTACACAATTAATTTAATCGCAACACTTGATGCAAAAACTCCAATTGAAAATTATACTCCTGTAATTGAAGCTGTAAATTCAACAACAGAAACCGATTTTTATGCTTGTGATTCTATGGGTTTATATCATTTAATTAAGATAGCTGCTTTACAAGCTGGGCAGAATTACCACGTAAAAACTTTGGATTTATCATTTAATGTTGGTGGGAGATTATTTTAATGGCTAAACGTGTTCAACTTGTTCGGCATGATGCAGCTGGACTTGCAGCTTTCACAGGGCTTATTGGAGAAATTACAGTTAATACAACTGCAAATACTCTTTCTGTTCACAATGGTGTAACTCCAGGTGGCTTTCAAGTAGCACGTGCAGATTTAAATAATGTTGCGAATGCTACTGCTTCTAATGCAGGTAAAATGACTGCTGCACAAGTTACAGAATTAACAACTGCAACTGCAAATATCGCAATTAATACAGCAGATATAGCAACAAATGTAGCAGATATTATTGCTTTAGATTCAGCTTTAACAGTTGTTGAAGGATTCTTTACTGGTGTTGTTTTAAATGTTGCAAATGGTGGAACTGGTTCTGCTACAGCTGCGGGTGCAAGAACAAATTTAGGTTTAGCAATAGGTACAGATGTTCAAGCTTATAGTGCTGTTTTAACTTCATGGGCTGCAAAAACTGTTCCAACAGGATCAGTTGTTGGTACAACTGATACACAAACATTAACAAATAAAACTTTAACAAGTCCAGTAATTGCTACGATTGTTAATACAGGAACTATTACTTTACCAACAGCAACTACAACTTTAGTTGGTCGTGATACAACTGATACTTTAACAAACAAGACTTTAACAGCACCTGTAATTAGTACTATATCTAATTCTGGAACTATAACTTTGCCAACAGGCACAAGAACTCTTGTAGCAAGGGATACAACAGATACTTTAACTAATAAAACATTAACTTCTCCAGTTATAACTTCTCCAGTTATAAATACAGGTGTTAGTGGAACAGCCATTCTTGATGAAGATAATATGGCGTCTAACTCTGCGACACAATTAGCAACACAACAAAGTATTAAAGCATATGTTGATGCATTTTTTGCTAGTGGTTCATGGACTCCAGTAATAAGAGATAGTTCTGATAGCGATGGTGAAGGTCAAACTTATACAACACAAACAGGAAATTATATAAGACTTGGAGATTTAGTTTTCATTTGGGGAACTATTACATGGACAAGTTTGGGAACTCTTACATCAACTGCACATATAGCAGGACTTCCTTTTAATCCTGTATCAGCATTAGCTGGAGGACTTACAATACATAATACAATAGGAATAGATATGACTTCTTCATTTCCTGTTATGGCTGGTTCTATTGGTTCTGGTGCATCACCTTTTGCGCGTATTCAATTACAAAAATGGGCTGTAGGTGGAACAGGAACTGGTTCAGGTGTAACTGTAACTGATTTGACAGCTGCTGGAACGATTCATTTTTATGGTTGGTACAAGAAAGCATAATTCATTTATATAATATTATTTTTAAGGAGTCAATTTCATGCCTGATGAACACGAAGATATTTATAAAAGAAGAAATGATACATACCCTGTGCAAGATAGACCAGCAGAGAATGGAATTAAAATAAATAATATCATTTCTTTTTTAATTTTATCTGTTATGGCGTGGGTTGGATATAATATAGAAGATATTAAGAAGAATGTGGCAACAACTATAACAATTACTGCTATTAATAAAGCAGACATTAAGCATTTGCAAGACGATTTTGCTGAACATAAACGGAATCATAATCTTAAGTAAGAGGGTATTACCATGCCATTTGGATTTTCTATAGGTGGAAGTAAGCAAAAAAGTAAATCAACAACAAATTTTAACACGAATACAAATGTTAATGAATCTCAAACACAAGATTCTACTTCTTCCACAAATCAAACACAGCAACAGACAGCTTCTGAAAAAGCTGTTCAGGATATTTTGCAGCAAACTCAACAGCAACAAACGCAAAATACTTCACAAGTTGGAACTACAAATGTTTCTGGTACATCACAGCAAACTGGCACACAGCAACAAACTGCAGTTACTAATTTATTAAGCGGTGAATCCAAAGGCGCTTTGGAAAATGTTGTACTAAATTTGCTTGGTGGAATCAACAATGGTGATCAAGGTATTTCTGCTATTGTAAATTTATTAACAAACAGAGCTGCTGGAGCTGAAGATGCAATTGGTGCACAAACAGCTTCTATTATTGCTGGTGCACGTGATACTGGTGAAAAGAAATTACAGCAATTACAAACTCAATTAGCACAGCAAGCTGGCGGTTCATTAGGAAATACACAAGTTACTGCTGGAACTGCTGAAGGTCGTGCTAGTTTAGAATCACAATTAGCTGCTTTGGAAGCTCAGTTAGGTGTAAATGCCAGAAATACACAAACTGAAGAATTAGGTCAACTTTTGCAAGCTGCTGGTGCAGAAGAATCACAAGTTGTTCCACTGTTGAATATTTTAAAAGGTGCGCAGCAAGAACAAATTGGAACTTTGACAACTGCACAACAAATTCAACAACAGCAAACGCAGCAACAAGATGTTAGAACGCAAGCAGAAACGCTTGCAAATGTTATTGCGCAAACTCTTGGAACTACGCAAACTGATTCAGTTTCTAATATTCTTTCACAAGCTACGACAGAACAACAAGCGCAGTTAAATAGATTGTTAAATGAAATCAAGACCGGTACACAAACAACCAAAGGAACAACTCG